CGGACATCATGCTCGGTGACGGTGCTTGGGCTATCACGAACTCCGTGAAGTTCTCGCTGTCGATCATCGGGATCGTGACGAAGCTGAAGCTCAAGGACGAAGGTGAAGTCACCGGCGTTCGGATGCGGTTCGAGACGTACAAGTCACGGTTCGCGAAGCTCGGTACGAAGGTCGAACTCGAAGTGCCGTACAACAAGGGGATGTCACCGTTCTCTGGGTTGGTCGAGCTCCTCGAAGCTGATGGCGTGATCGCCAAGGGTACGGCAGCTGGTGAGAAGCTGAAGTGGGTCACCGAAGTGAACGGCGAGAAGCTCGCGTTCAAGGAGAGTGAGCTCACGAAGGAACTCGCCGAGAAGATCCTTCAGCACCCGAAGTGCAAGCCGATCCTGGTTCGCGGTGGGCCAGAAGCCGAAGTCACCGAAGACGCGATCGACGCCGTTGTCGATCAAGACGAAGTTCCAACATCAACACTCGTGCTCAAGAAGCGCGGCAAGAAGGAGTAATCCATGGCACAAGAATCCACAATCACCATCCAACTCGTGCACGGCGGCTACGTCCTGTACACCCCGTCGAACGAAGGCCCGACCACTGGCGAAGCCGGCACGAAGACCGAAGTGTTCACTTCCACCGCGAAGCTCACCAAGGCCGTTCGTGCTGCGATCGAGGAATTCACCCTCGTTCCGAAGAACAAGGCTGAAGCAGCCGACGCCGAGTAATCGGACAAGCTGATCGAAACGGGGCTTCGGCCCCGTTGTCGTCTATGCACATCACTGAAACCGCGATCGCAAGGATCGCTCACATTTCGCCCGACGGACCTTTCAAGTTCAGCACGCACGGGTCGCTGGATCAGGGGTTCCACGTCGACCTCGTTGTGAACGCAGAACCGCTGCCATTCGATGTTACAATCAACTCTGATCCGTGGATCATTGCTGATCTGACTTCGGTCAGCCACCTTTCTGGACGAACCGTCGATGTTGTCGACGACGAGTTCATCATCACGAACCGCACATGAGTTTCCTATTCACGCTCGATGAAGCCAAGCTGTCCGAACAACTCCCCGAGATCTTCGAGGAAGTTGAACGCGAGATCGCGAAGGCCGAACCGTTGTTCGACATCGAGGGTGTGCGTCTGGAACTTCTCGCTCGCGATCTCCCGAAGCACCAAGGTCACTACGACCTGAAGGCTCAAGAGATGAAGCAGTTGATGAAGTGGCTCGAGAACTACAAGGGCAAGCAGGAGGCGATCCTCCTGAAGAACTACAACAAGGGTCAACGCGCTCTGTCCGCAACCGATCAGCGCATTCTGATCGGCGGCGAGAAGGACATCGTTGAGACGAACCAGCTGATCATCGAAGCAACGTTGCTGTACGGGAAGCTCGACTCGATTGTCGAAGCGTTCAAGCAGATGGGTTGGATGATCGGTCACATCACGAAACTAAGGGTTGCCGAACTTGGCGACATCATCATCTAACATGGCCACACTATCCCAAATGACCCAGCTCGGCATCGGCGATGATCTTTATCGTCTGAAGCCGAACCCAGCGTACAAGTGGACTGGCTCGTACTTCGAAGAGATGTGCCACAAGGCCGAGTACGCCCTCGATCCAGCTGAACAAGCTGAAGCGAAGCGAGAAGTCGACTGGATGGTCAAGATGAACAATGACGCGCTCGAGGAAGATCGAATGAAGCACAGCCAATCCTTGATCGAACACCTGAATGACGAGATCGGAAGCCTGTTCGACGGGATCCATTTCGGTTCGAACGATGATCTCACTCGAATGTCTGTCCGCTCGCACCTGAACGGTGTGATGCAGGGCCTGATGAACTGCCGCGCGATCCACGACTACAAGGTCGTGTGCGATGCCTCGAACAATCCGAACAGCGTGATCGAAGCGAACGACCTCGTCGTCGACATCGCGTACAAGGACAAGCACGGTGGTCTGTTCCACACTCCGTACCGGAAGCGCGGGTTCGCTGCCGTTGACGTCGACCTGGCCATCGGCGCGAATGGGAACTCACCGTCGAACCGTGGGTACAACGGTGTTGGGCAAGGTGGGTACGTGAACGTCGCTGGTGCCGGCGCGATCGGGAACATGGTTGGTCAGATCGCCGCTGGCGGTTCGACGTACACCCTCTCAGCGGCTCCGTACGGTGCGATCTCGATCTCGCTGCCAGAGCAGAAGCAGACGGCTGATCTTCCGTCAGTCGAATGGCATTGCAAGGACGACTCCGGCCAGATGATCAAGATGGAACTGAAGCCAGAGGGCACGATCGGCGCTCACGAAGCTCTGCAACTCATGCTGCTCCTTCAAGCCTCCACAGCAGCCCCGCTTGCTTTCTCGCCGTACCTGTACGTGAAGAAGCACAGCCTCGAGCGCCACTTCAAGTTCTCAGCAGCATGACCAAGAAGGCGTACATCCGCATTCACGATGAGGTGTACTGCCAGGTCACGGGGCTTGAACCTCAGGATCAGGAGTTCCTAGAGAAGAAGTTCGCGATCCCAGTTGAGGGCGCGTTCTTCATGCCGGCGTACAAGCTCGGTCGCTGGGACGGGAAGATCAAGTTCTTTGAGAAGACTGGCAAGGTTTACTGGCGCCTGTTGGATGAGATCGTGCCTTACCTGGAAGGTTGGGGGTACGAAGTTGTGCTCGAGGACGATCGGAAATCGGCGGATCTTGTCACGACTCGAATCGATTCCGATTGGTTCCAGCGCGTCCCTGGTATGGCCCTGAAGGTAGTACTCAGGCCGTACCAGGTTGATGCCGTGAACGCGGCTTTGAACGCCACGACGGGGTTCGTTGAGGCTGCCACCGGCTCTGGGAAGACCTGGATGGTCGCTGGTCTCGCGTCCGTCCTGAACGCTGAGGACAAGCGAGTCATTGTGATCGTGCCGTCATCGGACCTCGTGTCGCAGACAGCAGCCACGTTCCGCCTCGGTCAACTTGACGTCGGATTGTACAGCGGCGACAAGAAGGACGTGCACCACATGACTGTGGTCGCGACTTGGCAAGCGCTTCAGAACAACCCGCGTGTCGTCGAGGACTTCGACGCAGTGATCATCGACGAGGCGCACGGCGCTACTGCGAAGACGATCGGCGAACTCGTGAACGTGCACGGTCGGAACATCCCGTATCGTTGGGGCTTCACCGGCACGATGCCGAAGCCGAAGATCGACCAGATGACGCTCCGCGGCTCGCTTGGCGAAGTGCTGTACAAGATCAGCGCCGCCGATCTGATGCGTATGGGGTACCTCGCCGAGCTCGAGATCGAACCGATTCAGATCATCGACGATAACATTGAAGAAGAGTTCCCGGACTACGCAGCCGAGAAGACGTTCCTCTCGAAGTCGCCAGCTCGTCTGGACCTGATCGCTGACCTGATCATCTCGAAGGCACAGACGTACGGGAACACTCTCGTGCTCGTGAACTCGATCAAGCAAGGGAAGCAACTCCAGAAGCTCATCAAGGACTCCGTGTTCTTGCACGGCGCTGACGAGAACGATGTTCGCGCCGAGTGGTACTCGATGTTCGAGAAGCGTGATGACCTGATCGTGATCGCTACGTCTGGGATCGCATCCACCGGGATCTCGATTGATCGGGTGTTCTGCCTGTTCATGATCGATGCCGGCAAGAGCTTCGTGAAGTGCATTCAATCCATCGGTCGTTCGCTCCGCCTCGGACACGACAAGACGAAGGCACACTGCTGCGACGTGCACTCGAATCTGAAGTGGTCGATGAAGCACTGGCGCGAACGGAACAAGTACTACAAGGAGGCCGAGTACAAGGTCTCGAAGACTGTGAAGGTGAAGGTATGAGTCTGCACAAGATGATCGTTGACGACGAAGCTTGGAACATGGAGAAGCACAACATGATCCTCGAGCGTCATCCGCCAGAAGGTGTCGAGCCAGATTGGCTTCGCATGACCGAGATCGTGGTGCCGACTGAGCGCGACAAGGCCCAGCTGCTCGCAGCGTTCGAGTACTTGCACGACAACCGAACGATCGACACGGACTTCATGGCCGTGAACCTCCTCGTCCACACGTACATGAACCCAGAACTCATCAAGGTGCGCCCATGAAGCTCATTGAATCTGGCGTGATCGTCGAAGCCGACGTGCCGAACAAGAACGGTCGCGTGTACCCACGTGCTGTCCTCGAGAAGATGATCGGCGAAGTCGAGGCGAAGTCGAACCCAGCACGTGTGTTCGGCTCGATCGGAATGCCTTCCGGTGTCGAGGTCGATCTCTCGCGAGTCTCACACTCGGTCTCTGACCTGCACATCACCGATGACGGGAAGGTCCTCGGCAAGGTCATGATCCTCGCTACACCGCAAGGCGAGCTCATGCAGAAGGTTCTCGAAGCCGAGCCATCTCGCCAGTTCAGAATGGCTGGCATCGGGAAGCTCGAAGACAACGAAGATGGAACGACAACCGTCACTGACTTCCGTCTCCTCTCAATCAACCTCGTCCGCGACGGAGCCTAAATGCAAATCCTCTCAGAAGTCAATCGCCCGTACATCATCGACAGCTTCACCGCGCCCATGGGCGTCAGCCACTTCTGGACGTTCAGCGGGCACATGATGGACTTCAAGCTCGAAGAGGCTTCGTACCTCGAAGAGATCGTTGGCCAGACGATTCGCATTCGGGTTCAGAACCTTGAGATCGATCTGCCGGCCTCGTGGATGATCATGATCGTCGACAAGGAGACGTACACGATCGACATGGTGCCGATCGCGCAGTGCGCTTCGTTCGATCAAGATGTCCTGCTGTTTTCACCTGATGACAGCAAGCTCGTGACTGGCAAGGTCGTCGTCCTCGACTTCAAGAAGAAGGCAGCCTGCATCGCTCCCGAGATCCCGAAGGGTTCAGCGATGATTCATCCGACTGGTCCTGAGCTCTCGCACGGCCGCTCGATCTTCTATGGAATCGTTGTCGGTCCGCACGATTTGTACAGGTGGATTGGCGGCAAGGCGATCGGCGACATTCTGGGATAGTCCCCGGCTAAATAGGTGTACCGAACAAGTTGGAGACACCTACCATGACAGCATTCACGAAGGCCTTTGAGGCAGCAGTTTCACACGCGATGTTGTACGAGGTGGGTGGTTTCTGGCAAGTGACGCCTGATGTTCAGGCTGGTCTGTGTGAAACTCCGGCGCAGAAACGCGCTACGGGGTACGGCAATGATCCAGATGACGCTGGCGGCGAGACGAAGTTCGGCGTGGCGAAGAATGCGAACACGGACCTTGACATCAAGGCTCTGACGTGGGACGATGCGAAGGAAGTGTACTACAAGCGGTACTGGCTTGGTGGTTCATGTGATCACATGCCGTCTCGCCTTGCAGTTCTTCACTTCGATGGCTGTGTGAACCACGGCATCAAGAAGGCAGGGATGTTCCTGCAACGTGCCGTTGGCACAACCCCAGACGGTGACGTCGGTCCAGCAACGCTGGCGAAGGTCGCTGTCGCCCATGAACTCGAGACTTGCGGGAAGGTCTGCGACTTCCGCGCTCAGTTCTATCGTGACATCGTGACGAACAAGCCAGTTCAGGCGAAGTACCTGAACGGCTGGCTCCGTCGGATCAACGAAATGAGGACGTTCGTCCTCGACACAACCCGCTCTTTCGACTAAGCACTCGAATGTTCTTCGGCCCCGTAAAGGGGCCATTTTGCGTTCGAGTGCGCGATCCCATACCTCGGTTACGGTAAGCGTAACATCTCAGTACAATAGGCCTATGATCATTTCAACCAAACAACCACTTCCTGTTCAGGAGTCCAACCCAATGCTGTACGAAACGTACATTGCGAAGTCACGATATGCCCGGTACATCGACGCGGCGAAGCGTCGCGAGAACTGGTCAGAGACTGTTGGTCGGTACATGTCGAACAT